CACCCAAGAGCATTTGAAGTATTGGCTACTATGTTTAAAACATCGGCTGATATGACAACTCAGCTCATTGATTTGCAAAAGAAACGCCACGAACTTGATAAATTAAACAATGAACCGTCTGGTCCGAATAATGTAACACAGAACAATCTGTTTGTCGGATCGACTACTGAATTACAAAAAATGTTGGCGAAGAAAGATGACGACTGATCCACAAGGATATAATGGCAATTCCCTCGTTAAACGGGACGGCGTAACTCATAACTTTACTCAAAAAGAAATAGCTGAGTATCAGAAGTGCATGAAAGATCCGGTTTACTTTGCCCGGACTTATGCAAAAGTAATTAACCTCGATAAGGGTTTAGTTCCGTTTGATTTGTATCCGTATCAAGAGGAGATGTTTAATCACTTCAACGATAACAGATTCTCTATCGTACTTGCTTGTCGTCAGTCTGGTAAATCAATTTCATCTGTTATATACCTTTTATGGTATGCTATCTTTCATCCAGAAAAGACTGTAGCCATTCTTGCAAACAAAGGTGCTACAGCCCGTGAAATGCTTGCTCGGATTACACTTGCTCTAGAAAACCTTCCATTCTTTTTACAACCAGGCACAAGAGTCCTTAACAAAGGATCGATCGAGTTTTCAAATAACTCAAAGATCATTGCGGCGGCCACCTCTGCATCATCTATTCGTGGTCAGTCTGTTAACCTTCTGTTTTTAGACGAGTTTGCTTTTGTTGAGAATGCAGCAACATTCTATACGTCAACATATCCGGTTATTTCATCTGGTAAAGAGACAAAAGTAATTATAACATCTACGCCAAATGGCATTGGCAATATGTTCTATAAGATATGGGAAGGTGCTATTCAAAAGCTGAACGAGTTTGCATCATTCCGTGTTGACTGGTGGGATGTGCCTGGCCGAGATGAAGAATGGAAGAAGCAAACTATTTCAAATACAAGCGAAGCACAGTTTGCTCAAGAGTTTGGCAATCAGTTTGTTGGTAGCTCATCAACTCTTATTTCATCGGATACTCTATTAGCGCTAAAAGCAAAAGAACCATTTAAGTTTGAACGAAATATTAAGCAATACGAAAAGCCCAATCTAGACCATACTTATGTAATGACTGTTGATGTATCAAAGGGGCGTGGGCAAGACTATTCTACATTTACTATATTTGATATTACTGAAAGACCATTTAAACAAGTATGCACATTTAGAGATAATATGATTTCACCACTACTGTTTCCGGATGTGATTGTTTGGGCAGCAAAGATATATAACGAAGCTATTGTAGTAATAGAAAATAACGATGCCGGGCAGGTTGTATGCAATGGTGTGTATTATGATTTAGAATACGAAAACACGTTTGTTGAATCTACAGTTAAAGCAAATGGTATCGGAGCTACAATGACTAAAAAGGTTAAACGTATTGGTTGTTCTAACTTAAAAGATTTGGTTGAGCAGCATGTTTTAGAAATAGTAGACGCCGATACTATTCAAGAAATGAGTTCATTTGTACCAAAAGGTTCATCATATGAGGCAGACAAAGGTTGTCATGACGATATGGTCATGAATTGTGTTATGTTTGCATGGTTTGTTTCAACTGAAGCGTTTGGCAATATAGACGAAATCGACTTAAAGAAAATGTTATATGCCGATAGAGAAGCCGCCGATGACGATCTTTTAGGGTTTGCGTTTAATTCATCAGAACAAAATAGTTCAATAAGTGACTACCAGGAAATGGCCAGGCAATTACGGGAATGGAAAGATCTATAAATAGTATTGTAATTTGACTATTCTTGTTATGATAACTTATTAATTAAACTATAACTGAAAGAGGAAACTACTATGGCGTTCTTAGTATCTCCAGGCGTCGAAGTCAAAGAAATTGACTTGACGAATGTGGTTCCTGCTGTGTCTACTTCTGTTGGTGGTATCGTCGGTAATTTCCGATGGGGACCGGTAGAAAAAAATATTACAGTAGGATCCGAGAAAGACCTGGCTAACCAATTTGGTAAGCCAACTACTGACCTATACAGCGACTTTTTCGTTGCTGCCGGATTCTTGAATTACGGCAATAACCTGAAAGTTCACCGTGTGATTGGCACAGATGCGCAAAATGCGACTTCAAATGCTGATAGCCCCAAAGCAGCACGCGTAATCAAAAACGAAGATGATTATGATAATCTAACCTTCGGAAACAGCCCAGGAGAAGCAGAATTTTATGCTAAATATCCAGGTGCATTAGGTAACTCATTAAAAGTTCACGTACTAACTGTAGGTAATTTTGCAACCCATGCGCAAGCGAGTCAGTTTGATTCTGCTCCTGCTAATGGTGAAATCCACATTGCAGTTGAAGATGATACCGGTAATATTACTGGTACTGCTGGAAGTATATTAGAAAGATTCACATTTTTGGATCTGACTTCCGGATCAACGCGCGATGACGGATCGAATAACTATTACTATGATGTACTTAATACTTCATCAGCTTGGATTTGGGCAGGAGAGGCATTAGTTGATGCCAATAGCCCGACTGATGCTTCAGAAACTTATACGTTGTCTGGCGGATCTGATGGTACAGCAGTTACTCGTTCAAATATTGCAAGTACTTATAGCAGCGCATTTGGTGACGCAGAAACTGTTGACGTAAACCTAATTATTGGTGGTGAACAAGCTGCTAGTGACGCTAACACAATTGTTGGTGTTGCAGGAACAAGAAAAGATGCTGTTGCATTTGTGTCTCCTTTAGTATCGGATACTCATCCTAAAGCAACCGAGGCTGCTAAATTAAGCGCAGTTGAAACATTCGCTGATGCCTTAACTACATCAGGTACAGACGCTTCGTTTGGCTTTGCTGATTCTGGTGCGGTATATGTTTACGACAAGTATAACGATCGTAACGTATATATTGCTGCATCTGGTCACATTGCTGGTCTTTGCGCAAATACCGACCGAGTTGCTGAAGCATGGTTCTCACCTGCCGGATTCAATCGCGGTGCACTACGAGGCGTAAGTAAGTTGGCTTACAACCCGTCACAATCAGATCGTGACACGTTGTATAAGAAAAATATTAACCCAATTGTTTCTTTCCCTGGACAAGGTATTGTATTGTTCGGTGATAAGACACTTCAAGCTAAACCTTCTGCATTCGACCGCATTAACGTTCGTAGATTGTTTAGTACATTGGAGAAAGCAATTGCTACTGCAGCTAAGTTCCAATTGTTCGAGTTGAACGACGAGTTCACCCGCGCGCAATTCCGTAACTTAGTCGAGCCTTTCCTTCGGGATGTACAAGGTCGAAGAGGAATTACTGACTTCCTAGTTGTTTGTGACGAAACAAATAACTCGGGTGAAGTAATTGACAGCAATCGTTTCGTGGCAGACATCTTTATTAAGCCTGCTCGTTCGATTAACTTTATTACATTGAACTTCATTGCTACTCGTACTGGCGTTGAGTTCTCTGAAATCGTAGGTACTAACTAAGAATAGGAAGGAGCAGTAAAATGGCTGTTTTTGGAGTAGATGACTTTAAGTCAAAACTAATTGGGGGCGGAGCTCGCCCTAACCTGTTCAAGGCTACAATTAACTTCCCAGCTTATGCTGGAGGAGACGTTGAATTCACATCTTTCATGGTGAAAGGTGCTGGATTGCCTGCATCAACAATTGCAAATATTGACGTGCCGTTCCGCGGACGTCAGTTGAAAATTGCTGGTGACAGAACGTTTGAACCTTGGACAATTACTGTACTCAATGATGTTGAAATGAGAGTGCGTAACGCCATGGAAACTTGGATGAATGGTATAAACGAGCATCGGAATAACGTAGGTATTCTTAACCCTGCTGATTATCAGGCTGATATGATTGTTGATCAGCTCGATAGACAGGGCAATACAACAAAGAGCTACGTACTTCGCGGCGCGTTTCCAACCAATATTTCTCAGATTGATCTGTCTTATGACACAAACGATGCAATCGAAGAATTCACGGTTGAACTTAACTACCAGTACTGGGAATCCAATTCGACTTCATAATCGATTATAGGTAATTAAGACGAACTCCTCAACGAAAGTTGGGGAGTTTTTTTATAAATAGAAGTATGGAATTATTTGGTTACGAAATTAAGAAACGGTTAGATAATACTACGCCAGAAACTGAAAAAAAGGATCTTAAGTCATTTGTCCAAAAGTACGATGATGAAGGTATTCAAACAGTTGCTGCCGGTGGTTATTATGGACAGTATTATGACATCGACGGAACGTCGGTAACGAGTGATAAAGAACTTATCCTTAAGTATCGTGGAGCTGCAGAACAACCTGAGTGTGATTCTGCAATTGATGATATTGTGAATGAAGCTATTGCATCTGGTGAAATTGGCGCACCTGTTGAAATTAACCTAGATGACTTAAATTATGAAGAAAATATTAAGGAAAAAATTCGTAACGAGTTTAGTACTATTGTCAAGCTTTTAGAATTTAATGAACACGGATCTGATTTATTTAGACGTTGGTATATCGATGGTAAAATTTATTTTCATATAGTAGTTGACTCTAATAATCCAAAAGAAGGTATTCAAGAGTTGCGTTTTGTAGATCCGATTTTTATGCGTAAAGTGCGAGAAATCAAGACCGAAACTGATCGCATGACCGGCGCGGTAATTGATGAAACAGCTGACGAGTACTTTATTTACTCAGAGGAAGAAGGCGGAACATACGGATCCGCAAGTCAGTCTGGGCAGACATCTACCGGATTAAAGGTTGCTAAAGAAGCAATGCTTTATGTGACAAGTGGAATTATGGATGCATCGCGGACTAAAGTAATGTCCCATCTTCATAAGTCAATTAAACTAGTTAACCAGTTGCGTATGCTTGAAGACGCCTTGGTAATCTACCGTATTTCTCGTGCACCTGAACGTCGTATCTTTTATATTGATGTAGGTAACTTACCTAAAGGTAAAGCAGAAGAATACGTCAGAAATATGATGAGTCAATATCGCAATAAGATCGTATATGACACTGCTAGCGGTGAGGTACGTGATGATCGCCGACATAAGTCAATGCTTGAAGACTTTTGGTTACCTAGACGAGAAGGTGGACGTGGTACAGAAATTACTACTTTGCCGGGTGGTGAGAATCTAGGGCAGATTGACGATATTCTTTTCTTTCAGAAGAAACTATACAAATCGCTTAATGTGCCGTTGAGTCGGCTTGAATCTGATACAGGATTTAATGTAGGTCGAGCGACTGAAATCAACCGAGAAGAAGTCAAGTTTCAGAAGTTTATTGATCGGCTTAGACAAAGATTTTCTTACATATTCATGGATGCACTTAAGACACAGCTTATGTTAAAGGGTATTATTCAAGAATCAGATTGGGATATTATAAAGGAAGATATATCTGTTGACTTTATCACCGATAACTCATTTGCTATTTTAAAAGACTTTGAAGTTTTAAAAGATAGAATCGACATGGCACAGCAAGTAGAAAGCTTAGTTGAACAGGGGCTATATTCTAAGGAATGGGTACGGAAAAATATTTTAGGTCAAACTGAAGATGATATTGAGCAAATGGATAAACAAATAGCCGATGAAAAACCTGATGCCCCAGGCGGCGAAGAAGATGATATGTTTGCATCGACAGATAATTTAGAACAAGATGGCGAGCTAGAGGCTGATGTTTCAGATGACGGGGCTACAATTGAAGATGATTTTGTAGAAGAAGAATTTGATCTTGAAGATGAGTTCGAATAGTTTTTTTAAAACACTAGAATATATAAATATATCAAACAAAAGGTAATATTATGAGTAAAAATTTGTTAAATGCACTTATGACCGGTAATAAAGAAGATGCGGTATCTAGTTTTGCAAGCGCTATGGCAGCAAAACGAGAAGAAGCATTACAGGTCAAAAAGGTTGCAGTTGCAAACGACATTTTTAATGCGCGAAACGTAAAGGGATAAAATGAGACTTATTACGGAACACTTTGATAATTTGGAGTACATTACTGAAGATAGAGATGGTGAAAAAGCCACTTTTATCGAAGGTATTTTTATGCAGGCCGAAAAGAAAAACCGTAATGGCCGCGTATATCCAAAAGAAACACTTTTTAATGCCGTTGAAAAATACGTCAACGAGCAGGTTAAAACTGATCGGGCAGTTGGTGAGTTAGATCATCCTGATGGCCCGCAGATTAACTTAGACAAAGTTTCACACAAAATCACCGAGTTGAAGTTTGACGGTGATGATGTTGTTGGAAAGGCACAAGTACTTAAAACACCTATGGGACAAATCGTTGAAGGTTTGATCGCCGGTGGAGTTAAACTTGGTGTCTCGAGTCGTGGTATGGGAACCGTTGAGAATAAAGGTGGAGCAAGTGTGGTCAAGAGCGACTATATGCTCGCCACAGTTGACATTGTTCAAGACCCCTCTGCACAAGAAGCTTTCGTGAATGGTATCATGGAAGGTGTAGAATGGATCTGGGAAAATGGTATACTGAAACCTCAGCAACTTGAAAAGTATGAGACTGAAGTTCGTAAATCTTCTTCTAAAGAGCTGGCGTCAGTTCAGGAGAAGGTGTTCAAAGACTTCCTCTCTAAACTGTAAAATAGGATAACTATTATGTCACAAGAAGAAACTAAAAACTTGCTGGAAACAGCATTTGCAGCTCTTGAGTCTGATACCGAAGTCCTTGAGGAAGCAGAAGAGAAGACAGAAGAAACTGTTGACGAAACTGCAGTCTATAAAGTATGGGGCGAAGATGAAGATACTCAAGAAGCTGAACACGAAGATGAAGACGAAATGGATTCTGACGAAGATGAAGTAGAAGTCGATTCTGAAGTAGAAACTGACTCTGAAGAAGAGGAAGAAACTGAAGAAGGTGCTCATGATGAAGATGAGGACGAAGCTGAAGAAGCTTATGGTTCTCATGATGAAGATGAGGACGAAGCTGAAGAAGCTTATGGTTCTCATGATGAAGATGATGAGGACATGGAAGAAGCCGACTTGGATGATGGTGACGGCGGCGAAGTTGAAGAAATCGACGATGACGAAGTAATGGAAGATGAGGAAGACGACGGTATTGATGGTACCGAAGAGCCTACTACCGGAGCTGATGACGTTATTACTTCTTCAATTGATAAGATCGCTGGAACTATTACTGCTGCTGCAGCTGATGCTGCTATGAAGAAAATCAATGCTGCTCATTGTGAAATGAAAGAAGACATTGATGCGTTGGTAGCTGAAGACGAATCTCTTTCCGAAGAGTTCAAAACAAAAGCTGCAACAATCTTCGAAGCTGCTGTATCTGCTAAAGCACGGGAACAGGCTGAAAAGCTTGAAGAATCATATGCTGACTCTGTGAAAGAGCAAGTTGAAGGTCTATACGAAAGTTTGGTAGATCAAATTGATTCTTACATGACTTATGTTGCAGAACAATGGGTCAAAGAAAACGAAGTTGCTGTTACAAATGTACTTCGGACTGAGATTGCTGAAGGATTCATGGCATCTCTGAAAGAGTCATTTGAAGATCACTACATCGAAATGCCTGAAGGCAAAACTGACATGTTTGACGAAATGAGTCAACGCGCTGGTGAGCTTGAAGAGCAAGTCGCTGAAGCTGAAGCAACTACTCGTAAACTCCGTAAGCAGTTGGTTGAATCACACCGTAAAGCTATCATTAAAGAAGCATCTGAAGGTCTGGCAGATACACAAGCGGCCAAGCTTTCTAAGCTACTTGAAGATGTGCGGTTTGAGTCTACATCTAAATTCAAAGAAAAAGTTGCTACTATTAAAGAATCATACTTCTCACAGAAGAACGTTGAAGAAGTTAAGTCTGAGTCTGAAACATCAAACTCAAATACACATGTAGAAGTCGTAGTTGAAGATATTGAAGAAGAAGCTTCAGTTGATCCAATTATGGAAAGATACCTCAAGGTCACGTCTAAAATGGAACGTGATTTTAAATAACCTAACCACGTTAAAAACTAACAACAAGGAAAACTATTATGTTTAATTCAGAACAAGCACAGAAAAAGTGGGGTGCTTTGCTCGACCATGCTGATTGCGAGCCAATCAAGGATAACTACCGTCGGGCGGTAACTGCCACACTCTTGGAAAACCAAGAAAGAGCAATGCGAGAAGAGCGCGCGCAGCAATCTTTCCAGCTTAACGAGTCAGAAACACAAACAGCTGATATGGGTAAATTCGATCCTACGTTGATCGCACTTGTCCGTCGCGCTATGCCTTCTTTGATCGCATATGACGTAGCTGGTGTACAGCCAATGTCTGGACCTACAGGATTGATCTTCGCGATGGTTCCTGTATACAAGTCTACTAAGGGAGACAAGACTACAGGTGACTTAGCATTCGGTTCAGGAGCACCTGACACTGGATTCGGTGGTGACGGCGAAGGAGACACTACAGGTTCCGGGTATGATACTGCTTCTGGTGAAGCACTTACAGGAACACATGGCGCGTCTTCACCGTCTGCTGGTGCATTCGGAGCTATGGGTTTCCAGATTGACAAGGCCACAGTAACTGCTAAAACACGTGCGTTGAAAGCTGGTTACACTATGGAACTTGCTCAGGACCTGAAAGCAGTTCACGGTTTAGACGCTGAGTCTGAGCTCGCGAACATCCTGTCAACTGAAATCTTGGGTGAAATCAACCGTGAAGTTATCGGTCAGATTCGCTCACAGGCTAAGACTGGTACAGAAGACGGTTCAACTGTCGGTACATTCGACCTGAACGATACTGCTGATAACCTCGGCGCTCGTTGGGGACAAGAAAAGTTCCAGTCTTTGGTGTTCAACATCGAAAAAGAAGCTAACCAAATTGGTCGTGAAACACGTCGCGGTAAAGGTAACTTTGTTATCGTTTCCCCGAATGTTGGATCAGCTTTGGCAGCATCTGGTAACTTGAACTACAGCGATGGTTTGACTGCAACTGGTCTGTCAATTGACACAGTTGGTAACACATTTGCTGGTACCCTAAACGGTTCTACTAAGGTTTACATCGATCCCTATCAGACAACTGATCAGGTAATCGTTGGTTACCGCGGTGCAAACGCTATCGACGCAGGTCTGTTCTACTGCCCCTACGTTCCTTTGACAATGGTCAAAGCTGTAGGTGAAGAAGACTTCCAGCCGCGTATCGCGTTTAAGACACGTTACGGTTTGATCTCTAACCCAATCGCGGTTGATTCTGCGAATTCGGTTGATGGTCTTTCTGCTGCGGGAAGCAACATCTACTACCGTAAGTTTACTGTAACTAATATCTAATCTAAGATTAGATTATTCGAAAGAGTGTCCTCCGGGACACTCTTTTTTTTATATAAATAAAACTATGAAAACACTAGCAGATTATGTATTACATGTAAAAGACGTTATGCCTATTGATATGTGCAAAGATTTAATAAGCACGTATGATGCAGTAGCTGAAAAAGTTCAGTATGAAAATGAAGGTTATAATTTTGGTGAGTTAAATATTAACCTAGATGAAGACTTTAAACCATTTCGAGAGGATATGTGGTATCTTATGTCCTCTATTCACAAATTCTATATAGAAAAAACTCAAGCACAAATACCCGAATCACAATCGTATGAAGCTCCTAGAATAAAAAGATATGAACCTAATGAAGGTTTTTTTGATTGGCATTTAGATTCGTGTAACATCCAAACCGCAAAAAGGTCGCTTGTAATGTTTTGGTATTTAAATGACGTTAACGAAGGCGGCGAAACTATATTCGATGTAGGATCAGAAATTGCAATTAAACCAGAAGCCGGATCTGTAGTATGTTTTCCACCTAATTATCTATACCCGCATAAAGGCGCGATGCCTATATCAAATCCGAAATATGTTATATCATCTTACGTTAATTTACCATAAATAGATATATGAGTAATCTTACTACTAATTTAAATATGTTGGTACCTGGCAACTTTAAGGTAACCATAGATTCTAACGAATTTGCTAATTTGCAATTTTTCTGTACAACAGCTGAAGTTCCATCAATCGCACAGACAGCAACTCAACAAGATTTTAAAAACGAAAACGCTTATTTTCCTGGAGATACCATTGAGTACTCGGAGCTTAATATAGAGTTTATTGTTGATGAAGATCTTAGAAACTATGTAGAGATGTACAATTGGTTTAAAGCGAACCGCGACTCGGCCTTAAAATTTAAAGATATTACATTATCTATTTTATCAAATAAGAATATAACAAACAGACAAGTACTATTTAATAACGCGTTTCCTGTTTCGTTAGGTCAGTTATCATTTACTACCCAGGATACAGCTGTTGAATATGTCACATGTACTGCATCCTTTAGATACAACAAGTTTGAATTTATTCGATAATTTGTGTGTACATTGTAGTTGTTTGTGATATAATATTAGTATGATGAATGTAGAACAAATACTTGAAATGTGGAAAGATGATTCCGCAATAAATGAAATCGACCTAGATATTACATCGGTTGAAACGCCCAAACTTCACTCAAAATATCTTGAGCTTCATACTGTTTCTAAGCTACAACTGAAACGCCTTCGCCTTAAAATCTCTGAGCTGAAAAAAGAAAAGTGGTTATATTACACTGGTAAGATGACTAAAGAAGATATGGACGAAAGAGGCTGGGATTATGATCCATTTAATGGAGGAACTAAACCGCTTAAAGGTGATATGGATTACTACTATGATGCAGATGCAGATATTCAGGCCCTTGTAGCAAAGATCGAGTACCAAGAAACTTTAGTCGAAACACTCGACGAAATCATGAACAATATTCGTTGGCGACATTCAACCATCAAGAACATTATTGATTGGCGTCGCTTTACCTCCGGAGGATAATTTAGCCCCAGTAGTTTAATGACAGAACCCCTAGCAATTGAGTAAAGAAATACTGCAGATTTCTACACAATAGTGAACTTGAAGCAAGGTAGTGCCGGTTAAAGTCCGGCGTGGGGCGTTATAAATAAGTCCATGAGTGATATTGTTATTAGCAAACGCGATGAAGTAGACATCATCGTTCAGCCAAGTGATTCTGGTATTATAATGGAGCTAAGTGAGTTTTTCACGTTCTATGTTCCTGGCTATAAGTTTGTACCTTCCTATCGTAATAAGATGTGGGATGGTAAGATTCGTTTATATAACACAAGAGATTATTCATTGCCTGTCGGTCTGTTATATCATGTAGAACAATTTGCAGAAAGTAGAGGATACAAAGTTGAAAATAAAATTACCAAAAGATCCAGCGCTGTGGATAGCACTTACTTTAACGATTTTAACTTATGTAGCGGTGGGACTTCTATCCAGCCTTATGATTACCAATTACGGGCAGTCACCCATGCCATAAACAATCATAATGCATTGCTGCTATCTCCAACTGGCTCAGGCAAGTCGCTTATGATCTATTTGGCTTTACGTTGGTTTTTAAATACTTCTGATAAAAACGCGCTTATTGTAGTACCTACCACATCTTTAGTAGAACAAATGTGGAAAGACTTTGCAGACTATTCTAGTAATGATGATTCGTTTGATCCCGATTGTGTACATAGGATTTACTCAGGTAAAGAAAAAGAAAACTTTAAATCGCGAATTGTAATAACAACCTGGCAATCTGTGTTTAAAATGCCACGCGCCTGGTTTGAAAACTACGAGATGGTTGTCGGTGATGAAGCACACTTGTTCAAAGCTAAATCATTAACTACTATTATGGGACACTTAAAAAATGCGTGGCTTCGGATAGGTACGACTGGTACTCTAGATGGAACGAAGGTGCATAAGCTAGTACTTGAAGGTGCATTCGGGCCTGTATATAATGTTACTGCCACGCATAAACTAATCGACGAAGGTAAACTATCAGACTTATCAATTGATGTATTAGCACTTACCTATTCAGATGAAGAGCGTAAAGCCTTTAAAAAGAAAACGTATCAGGAAGAAATATCATATCTAGTCAGCCATGAGCAGAGGAATAAGTTTATTCGAAACTTAGCGCTATCTCAGGAAGGCAATACACTTGTATTATTCAATCTTGTCGAAACACACGGTAAGCCGCTATATAAATCTATATCTGATAAAGCAGAAGATGGAAGAAAGGTATTCTATGTATCTGGAGAAATTAAAGCGAATGATCGCGAAGCTATACGAGAAGCTACGGAAAAAGAAAACAACGCCATTATTGTAGCATCAATGGGTACGTTCTCTACTGGGATCAATATTAAAAACTTGCACAATCTTGTATTTGCAGCGCCAACTAAAAGTCAAGTCAGGGTATTACAATCAGTAGGTAGATCATTGCGGAAAGCAGAAAATGGTCAGCCTGCAAAGGTGTACGATATATGTGATGATTTAAGTTGGAAGAGTCGTAAAAATTATACGTTACTACACGGAGTAGAACGCGTTAAGATATACGCAAAAGAGAAGTTAAAGTTTAAGACTCATCAGGTTCCAATGTCTCAGGATAAAACTTCCTAAAGAACCATTTGTGTCCGTCAATAACTTTTTTTCCAACCTCTTCGCCGATGATTTCTTTGTAATCTGATACAGACGGTTTGAGTTCTTTTTTGACATCATGGTTTCCAAAGATGCCGTGCCATTGATGATCCTCTTCAACTTCTTTTACAATGTTATTAAAGTCATGCTGGAAATAAGGCAGTTCAAGATACTCATATAACTTTTGCATGCACTCGTCTGGAGCGCGGGTTAAATCCTCATACCGAAGTATAAACACGTTCTGAAGCTGATTTAGTTCACCGGCGCTTTTAAGACGTTCGGTCGAATATCCTACAGGCATACTATGAGACCAATGCGCAACCCGGGTTTCAACCGTCATATTTTCAAGTGTTGCTGTATTATCAGGCCCTTGTGGTAGATGACGGTTTTTTCTCCAATTCTTTTCCATACTTGTAAATACATCTCTCAAATCACGAATCATACAAATCATTTTTGGAGTAGTGCCAATAATCTGTTTAAGTAAATCATATTCCCACATCCACTGCCTGCTTTTATCAACAACAACTGGACGATCTGTCATAGCTTCGTAGTAACCGTACATTAGTTGACGAGACGCAGATAACTGCGCCTTTTTCATTAGGTCAGCTGGTTGAGATTTTACTTCAGCATTTGCTTGGCAATTCTTTATAGATGTTACATACTCACATAGAGGACTTGTAACAGAACCATATATAGAAGGATTTTGGTGTAGTATCACTTGTAGTAGTTCTGACCCACTTCTGGGCATACTACTATTAAATATATATTTTTTCATTATGCACAGCAGTTATTCAAAATTTCATCAACAAGAGTATCAGCATCAGCGTCACTGATAGTAATAGCAGTAAGTGCTTTAATTTTAATTTTCCAAGTGTCTCCAAGAACTTTATGACGTGCAGCTTTAGCTTCTGTATTATTACAATCATCATAGTCTTTTGTATATAAAGATTGTGCTGCAGTATTCAGTTCACCTAATGTCATATTACGGTTTGTTTGAATTACTCGTCTAATCGGCCCGACAAAAACTTGTCTCTCAGTAGAGCTATTAAATCTCACATCTCCGTTCCATGTCAAAAGTGTTTGAGATGGGCTTGAATCATTCTCTACCCGCGTTATTGATCCGCAGTTTTCAGTTGTTACTGATGTTATTGTCTGTGTAATTGATACGTTCATTTATATTTCTCCTGGCGAAAAGTTATCATCAATTGGCGTGTATGAATCTACAGGAGATTCATTGCTATTAAGTGTATATTCTGACACATCAAGTGCCCATTTACTAGGGCTATCGCCCGTCTCTTCTGGATAGGTATGCCAACGTGTACCGTTAGAATCACCATTCCAATACGCGTATCCACGAAGTGATCCTTCTGAATCAGCTCGTGTGATTGCTTCTGCTTCTGTATTAAATATTAAATAATTCATAGTACTTATTTATACGTTTAAAAATATGTTCAGACTCGCTTGTGTCACCATCAGTTAAAATGATTACTTCAGCACATTGACCATCTACTGAGTTTTCAAATGAACGCTTGTTAGAGTTAATACTAAAGTCAATTTGTGCA